ATGGTGGTAGAGGGTACGTAAAACCTACGATACAGGTAATGGATCCGCAGGGGTTAGATGAATTCTCCCCTAATGACAGTTCAGATTTCATGGCAGATAAGTTAGGAATGGATCCTGACTATGAGAAAGCATTAGGTGATCCAGATAGAGAAGATGTATCTTACTCTACACCAGATATGAAGACTCATGCACGGAAATGGGGCACATCTACAGAAGCAATTGATACTACAGATAAGAATAATGAGATATACAGACTAGAGAGAGCAGAGGTAGAGATATCTCAGTTAGATGATATGGGTATAATCAGATCAGTGCGTGTTATAAACGGAGGATCTGGATATAGTCAGGCAAACAACCCTATAGTGCACGTAGTAGATCCTGAGAAGATTAAGTTTGAGGGTGTTGAGGATAGTCAAGGTGACTTCCAAGCAGGTGGTGAGCAATTAAAGGCAGCTAATGCAAAAATGGAGGGAGCGTGGGATCATACCTTTAAAAGTGATGATGTGAAGTATTCATCCGCACGTGTGGATACACCAGCGTGGACTGTAGAACCATTGTCTGCAACAATAGATCAGGAAGGATCTCAAGTTAGGGAGATAGTTAAGGAGAGTATGAATTATAGTCCCAACACTCCTGCAAATAATGCTACACAGGTGTATGTTGAGGTACCAGATAGTTACATCCGTGCAGCAGCAGATGGTATAGATGATGATGTAACAAAACTCTGTTTTAATTTACCGCCAGAGTGTATTGAGATTAATGCTAAAGCTAATTTAAAAGCCGCAATGCCAGATGCACAGACATTCCAGTATGTTGCATCATATGACTCTGGAGTTAAGGAATTTCAAGATGGGGGATTTGCGTATGGAGTGGATGCTGTAGCACAGGCAGATCAGTACGGTAGTAGTATGTCCCATCTCTATGGTCCTTTTGGTAAGAAGGAATGTATTGAGGTAGCACAACCTAAACTTTATAATATTACTAGATGGTTTGATATGCCTTGTGCTTACTTGGATGCTAATGAAGAGGGTGAGAGGAAAGCATTTGGATGGTTACCATTTAAGTATTGTGCTTCACAGCAGAAAGAAGCAACCTTCAGAGTATCAATGGAAATAGAAGGGTATGTAGGTGGTAGTCAAGGTCCAGCATTTATGGATTTCATTCAAAATATGCCTCCTCCTTTCCTACAAGAAAAGAGAGATATAGCAACCAATGCTGGTAAGAAGACATGGAAATGTAAGAGGAGTAGTATTGATGGTAGATGTTACCGTGACCCTGGAGATCCTGGTAACATGGTCTTTGTGCCTGTAGGTCTCGATGAAAATACTTACAGTTATGATAGATCTGACTACACAGAATTGGAGCAATTCAAGATGTGGTGTGGTGATAATATTACTAACTTAGGACCAGCAGTGCAGACATGGTTAGGACACCCTACGGCAAATGATCCTTTGGGTGCACCACATTCTGTAGATTATACTGCATTGTCTGTAACACCATGCGTTGCTGGTGTACCACCTAATGAATGTTGGGATACATACGTCAGGAATGTCAATGCATCTGACGGTCCTCTTACTGTATATTGTGGTTATGATGCAGATGGTAATGGTATAGCAGGTCAGACTTATTGCAATACTTCTGAGTTATATGATTCTTGTGTAGCACTAGATAGAACTTTAGATGCATCTATTGCTGTCAATCCTAAACGTATGACAGGATCTGGATCTACTGCTAGATTATTATTAGGTGCTTATAATGGTAGAATGACTGTAAGGAACTGGTTAACTGGTGGTGTAATAGCACTGGGTAGATCACTTAAGAATTATGGTAACCCATTCTTTGATGAATGTAATGAGACTGATTCTTGGACAGATGGCACAACATTAAACGACACCATATTCCCTAAGAGGTTATAAATGGCATTTGGATATCTATTACCAGTATCATCTCTAAATGGACTACCCTGTAGTGGTCATGGATTGTGTCTACCGTCCACTATTCACTCTGTACAGTCCTGTGGTAGTACTCCAATACCATATTCTATTGTAATTAAGGAATATACTTGTTGGTGGCCTCCTCAACCACTGATACCAATCTTTCCAGTAACCCCATATAGGGCAACTGTGCAGGTAAATCGTATTCCCATTATGATACATGGTGATACATTCACACCGCATATAGCGGTATGTACTAATATTATTGTGTACATGTGTCCTTGTGGTAAATCTATGTGTCCTACTCCTACTCCGATACCTTGTAGTATCCTTACAATCGAAGATGGAGGTGGTGTGGGACATACTAGGATCCTTATGGCAACAACTGTAACAGTATTTGCTCTGAAATTGCCGATTGCACGTATCCTAGACCCTCTAGGAGTTGGTTTTTCAGGATTTAGTTACCCTTGTTCATCAGTGGTTGCCTGGGGGCATGCAACTGTGCTATCATCATAGTAGTTTATTAACCAAAAATGGCATTATACGGATCAGACGGTGGGTATTCAGCACCTCCAGCGAAGAAAACAAGGCAAGGTAACTCTAAAAACACAAAGATTGCTGCCTCTTCTCGTAATGTAGCAAAGAAAAGATATAGGGGTCAAGGAAAATAGTCGGGAAACCCTATAAATAAAAGATATAGTGCTAAATATCTTAGTAAAGTAATAGGACATGCCTTCATACAGATTCAGATCTGAGAAATATGTCAGTAGAGGATTTAAGGATTTAGCAATATCCTTCAAAGATAATCCTAATACTGGCGATTTCGGTGTGGTTAAAAATGAGAATGCAATAAAACAGTCAGTTAGGAATCTCCTACTGACTCAATTTGGTGAACGTCCTTTCCAAGACAAGATCGGGTCTCAGGTTAGGATGCTTTTATTTGAACCATGGGATCCATTCTCGGTTGATACTATGAAAAATGAGATATTTAACTGTCTAGCTAGACTGGAACCAAGAATTCAAGTTACTAGAGTGAACGTTCGTGATGATTCCGATATCAATTCTGTCCATATATCGATAGATTACACTATTGTTGGAGAGCAAGTAGTACAAAACGTCGATTTTCTCCTAGAGAAAGCATAAAATGTCAGCAATTCCGTCACAATTAACGTCTTTAGACTTCTTTGAGATCAAAGAATCCATTAGGTCGTACCTAAGGACACGAAAAGAGTTCTCAGATTACGATTTTGAGGGCAGTTCTGCATCTTATCTCATTGATATACTAGCATATAACACATATTACACTGCCTTTAACGCTAATATGGCGTTGAATGAAGCGTTTTTGGAGACTGCTACGGTCAGAGACAACATTGTAAGGATTGCAAAGCAGTTAAACTATACTCCTAGGTCACTTAAAGCACCTAGAGCATGTGTGAAACTGGTTGCACAGACTACAACATCACTAAATGGCACGACTTTCCCAGAATTTGCTACTCTAAGGAAGGGTGATGTGTTTGTTGCAGACAATGATAACGATAGTTACACCTTTGCACTGACTCAAGACATACAAGTTGCTGTTGATACTGCTACTGGTAAGGCAACTTTTGATAATGTATTGGTATATCAAGGAAATTTACTCACATACAACTATACAGTTGACTATACTAAGAAGCAAGACTACATTATTCCTGATGAAAACGTAGATACTGGACTTCTAAAGGTAGATATCTCACCAACTGCTCAATCTTCAGAGACTGATACCTATAGTCTTGCTACAAATGTCACAAATGCTGATGCAACTTCCAGAATTTTCTATTTGGAAGAGACTGATGACCTTAGATACCGTCTAGTTTTTGGAGATGGTGCTATTGGACGTAAATTAATCGATGGAGAATACATTACAGCGACATATGTGTCTACTGATGGTGTTGAAGCTAACGGTGCAAAGGGTTTTGACTTTGTTGGTAACGTAGTAGACAGTGATGGAAGGGTAATTGCTCCTGCAAACATTGGTTTGAGCACAAAAGACGCTGCTCAAGACGGTGAAGATCGTGAAACAGCACTTTCAGTCAAGTTTAGAGCACCTAGAGCGTATGCAACCCAAAATAGGGCGGTTACAGAGAATGATTTTGAGCATATTGTCTCTGAAATCTATCCTCAAGCAGCATCAGTGACTGCTTTTGGTGGTGAGAAGTTATCTCCACCTGTTTATGGTAAAGTTTACGTTGCAATTCGACCAAAAACAGGAAATAAGCTCAATGAGACTACAAAACAGAAGATAAAAAACGATTTGAAGAAATATTCAGTCGCTTCTATCGAACCAGTCATCATTGACCCAACAAGTTTCTATGTTATTCCTAAATCTTACGTTTACTACAACGGAAATGACACTGCTTTGACTGGAGCAGAGTTAGGAACTAAGGTTTTACAAGGAATTGACCAATTTAACAAGAATGGTCAAACAAATAGGTTTGGTGGACGTATCGACGGATCTAAATTTGGATCTATGGTTGATCAATCGGATACTAGCATTGCTGGTAACGTTACTCAGATGACTTTAGGTCAGAATCTCGATAAATTCACTTTTGGTAATGTATTTACACAATGTTTAGATTTTGGTAACCCACTTTACGATCCATCTGGTTATTCTGGCACTCCTGATACTGGAACTGGTGATGGTGGCGATGGTGATGGTGATGGTGATCCAGATGGAAGTGGAAAATGTAAGCCAAACTTCTCTGTCGTTAAATCTGGGACATTTTATGCAACTGGATATACAGAAGACCTTGTAAATCTCACTTTAAGTGATGGATCTACTTCTGCTACTGTAACAACTCCTGGTTTAAGCACAAATGTAACAAATCAGGTATTGGTACCTGTAAATATAAGAGATGATGGTCAGGGAAACCTAATTCTCGTTACTACAAGGGATGAGAGCGAGTTAACTCTCAATCCTTCGGTTGGAAGTGTAGATTATGGCACTGGTCAAGTCTGTGTTGGTCCTGTAGCGATTCAGGGCACTCCAGATGACACTGAAAGACTTCCAATTCAAGTATTACCTGCTGGTGGATCAATAACAGTCCCACCAGGTGTAGATCCAACAATCTTTAACCCCTCAGTCAATCCAATTGACTATACGATCAACGATATCGCTATTCCTACCTTCGATCCGAATAACTTTAGTGGTTATAACTTCGGTGACACAGGGGGTATAAATATCATTGATTATCCAATGGATAGTTTCACATATCCAGTCAGCGAATCCTGTTTCTAAGATAGATGCCGATTACAAAAAATATCAACGTCTCTGATAGAGTCGAGAATCAGTTACCTGAGTTTATTCGTCACGAAGATAGACAATTAGTCAACTTCCTGTTTGAATACTATAAATCTCAGGAAAAAACAGGTAGACCTTACGATATACTCAATAATTTATTGAGATATCTGGATCTGGATAATTATACCTCTGAGCAGCTTGCAAGTGCAACGAATTTGCTCAAAGATATTGGTGTGTACGATAATAA